TCTGTTTACCGATTTTCTGTTATCCCTAAAAGGGGCAGAGATTAAACAATGCTTCAAGGGTCTAATAAGATTATCCTTGCATTTGCATTAATGTATTAACGTATGATACACGGGCTTTTCTTTCTTCTTCCGGAACGTATGTCAAGTTATGCTCTTTGCAATACCTTGCATCGTTTCTTCTGTTTCTTGAACCTGCCCAATAAGCATCCGACGGGTCATTCAAAATCTTATCAAGTTCGGCTTTGGCTTCCGCAGGGGTCTTTGTAAATCCGCTGACTTGTCCTTCAAAACCTCCCAAGCTTCCTTCTGATATTGAATTACCCAATTTTGAAAGTAGTTTTATAAATTTGACGTCATTTCCTATTTTGCTGTTAAAGTAGTCGAAATCTTCTTTACTGTCCGACATCTTCTCTAAAAAGTGTTTTGCTGATTTAAGGTTTTCATCAAACTTCAAACCCCATTCAGCTTTTAGTTGTTTTGTCGCTTCTTCTTGCTCTAAATTGGATTGTTGAATTTTTGCGTTCTCATAGTCTTTAAAATCTTGAATATGAGCATTTAATAATTCTTGTGCTGCTTCATTTGATAAATGAAACTTATGCGCTAATTGTTTTAATTGTCCTAAGTCTTGTTCTTGACCTTCAACGGTAAATTTATAATCTTCCGCTTTATCGGGTACGTTAAAAGTCTTATTAAATATTCCCCAAGCATTTACATCATCTTCGCCTTTTGGAACAGGGATTTTATCTCTACCCATAAGGCTTTCTAAACTTAAATAACTTTTAGCCAATCCGTTTGCATCTGAAAACTTTTGAATGCTCGGATGGTTTCTGTATTCTTCACTTAATGATGAATACCATTGTTGCGGTTCCCCGGCTGTTACATTTTCCGTTTCAATATTTTCAACGGGTGTATCAGTTATCGGTGTGTCTGTCATAAATCCTCCTATATTGACTGTTTATAATACATAGCGATAGTTTCGGGAGTTAATTCATCGCTCATAATTGTTTTAATTGTTAAAATAACATCCCTTTTACCGCCTGAATAACATATCTGATATGGATCGTTAGAATTAACAGGGGAGTTATAACCGCAAAAAGTTTCTAAAAACTTTAATACAATAGGATATTTATTTTCAATATCCTTCAAAGCGGTTGATAAATCCGCTATATCGTTTTTATCGGTTATATCAAAGCCGTTATTGTGCATTTGCTTCTTGTGCAATCTTATCCCCTTCCGCAGCATTTTTATAAACATCAGCGCCTTGTTGCAGCATCATCATTTCTTGTTGTTGTTGCATAGCTTGCTGTCTTGCTGCTCTCAACTCTTGTACTTCTTGGTCTGAACGTAATATCTTTGCTGATACTCCCGAAATATCGAATATGTCATTAATTGCTTGGTCTGTATTAACTTTATCTAATACATCAGGGTTCATTGCTGCGATTTGACCTGTTATTGCAATAGCATTTGTAATATTATTCAATTCTGATTGTCTTTGCGTTTGAACAAGTCTTCCCGTAAACTTAACTTCAAAATCGGGCTGTTCTAACATTACATCAGGAACTTTCGGCAGTCTGTTATCTTCATAAAGAATGAATACAACCTTTTCTATTAGCGGTTGCAATACATCATTCATAAACCTACCGACCGCAGGACCTAATAAAGTCATTTTTTCTGAAATTCTTTCCATTACTTCCGGCACCGTCATTTGTTTGGTAATATCCGCAAAAGCTTGGAAAGTATCATAAAACATCAGTTTTTTAATAGCGTTTTGGTAGTATTCAAGTTCTGCTAAACCTACTTGTAAATTACCAAAATTGCCCAAAGGAAATATATCATCCTTTGGTGAGATTTTTCCTCTTTGATAGTAATTTATTTGTCTTGGGTTAAAGTTCGGAATACCTAAAAACGCATCATCGGGAATTGCAAGAGCAGGGTCAGCCGATTTCATACTTGCTCTTAGTACGGTATCAGTCATTGTATTTACTAACCTTACATAAGGTAAGGCTTTCATAGCGGGAGAATAACCGTAAACTATTTGAGGACGTTTATAAAACCTATGAGCAACACAAGGCATAGAGTTAAAGCCACTCTCTTGCATTATTGATTTTGTTTTACAATCAACCCAAACCATTCTAACAGGCATATTAGCCGTGTCGATTTTATCGGGGTCTCTTTCTAGTCTTTTTCCAAAGTAGCAAATAAACTTGAACTTTTTATCTTCGTTTCTTCCGGAAGCATAACACTCTTTAATTTCTTGTGAACATTTATCACCGAAACGAGATAAAGCTTGTTCTGCTGTGTATTCAAAAGATAAATAAAATTCGTTCGGGCGTTCTCTAGCATCTTCCGTTAAATAAAGTTTCTTAATCGGGATATTATAAAATCTTACGCCATCGTCAAAATCACGTTCGCAAAATAACCCTGCCGTTCCATAGATACCGCTTGACTTATAAAATATCGGCATTTGGTTATAAAAGTTGCTTCTTGATAAAGTAAGCAAAACTTCATCCGATACATCCTGCATCCATTCGACAACTTGCTTATTGTCTTTTAATTCGGGGTTTGGATGTTCTAAATAAATCCATTTGCTTGCTTCGGGTGTAAGATAATTTGCTAAGCCTGAAGCTAAAACATCCCCACAATCAAGCGAGGTTGAATCAAGCAAAGTATTAATTTCAGCACCTTTATTTTTCTTTGCTGTAACATTTGAGCTTTCAACAAAGAAATAGTTATGCAGGACTTGATAAAAGCTATCAAAATCCATTCTTGTACTTTTAAGGTCTTGAAAGTTTTTTGCGATTTTTTCTGCTGATAAATCCATTTATCCACCTAACAAAGTTTTTTTCTTTAATTCAGTAGTGCCTGCGTTCCCTAAAGCGGTTGTTTGAACTGTATCTGTTTCAGACATAACTCTACGTCTGTTTGCTTCCGCCTCTTGGTTAGCTGCTTTTTGTTTTTCAGCTTGTGCATTATATACAGGTGTTTTTGCTGCTGCTTCTTGTGCTTTTTTTGCAGCTTTTTTTTGGTCGTGTGCTTGCTTCATTGATGCTGCGGCACCTGCTACTGCTGCGGCTGCGCCTACTGCTCCTAAAATTGCCGAAGTTGCTACTGCCATTTTTATTCTCCTAAATATTTAACAACTACATCCGTTTCATAACCAAAGAGTTTTAACACTCTTAAAACTTTCTCATCGTCATACCCTATATTGCTTGCTATTCTTACGCTTGAACAGTTATTCTCTTTTGCAACCTGTTCAACGTGATTAACTAGTTCTTTGAATAGCTTTATGCTTCCTCTGTATTCAGGCTTGATATACATAAACAATTCATTAACAGTAAGACCGCCCCTAAAATCAGGACATATACAATAAGCCATTATCCCTTTTCTTCCTTCGGGGATGTAGTATAAAAGTTGTTTTAAATCAGCTAAAGAATTGAATAAAACTCTTACACTTTCTTTGCGTTCTTCTGTTCCGAAGCAATGTAAATCATTTTCAGCTTCGTTTATCCAGTAATCAATTTCTTGAAAGATATCCATTAATAACCTGCAATTTCAAACAATGATTGGTTTCTTTGTTGTCTTTGTATCTTTTCACGTCTGAATGTTTCGTTGTAACTTATTTTTGAATTAACCGGGGGAAGTGCAACTTGTTCTGTCATAGCAAGCGCGTCAACGCAATCAATGTATTCTGATTTAATTTCGTCTTTTGTTACTCCGGCTAACTCTGTTTTTAATTCAGCGAGCCATTCTGCAGTATCAGGGAAATAAACCGTGTGTGCTTTAAATCTCGGTTGAAGAATTTTAATACGTTCTAACTTGCTTCCTTGCTTAGCATGCTCTAGGGGTACAACATTAAAATAACAATTCCTTTTTTGCATCTCTTGATTTAAAAAAGGTTCTATTACTTGTACATACCAACCCTTTTCAATATGGAATGTTCTTAAACCATATTTCCTAACACAATCAAAAATCTTATCTATCGTTTCGGCACTATCCCAACGACCGTATAAACAATCTAATACAAACCATAAATTATCCGCATCAACTCCGACAATAGTTATTGCCCTATAACAACTTGCAGGATTGGTTGAGCTTGCAGGGTCTAAACAAGCATATAAATTGCATCTGCCTATTAAATCATCTTTCCTATGGGGTGAATAGTATCTATAATCTTCGTCTTTAAATATTCGGCTTTCTTCGGCGAGTGCTTGACACATCTTTTCAGCGTACCAAATATCTAATTTACCCATAGAAGCATAACTTGCTCTTTCTTCTTCG